CCCGCGCTCGTACGCGCGGGTCGCGGCCGCCATGCGACGCGCTGCGTCTTCGGTGAGTCTTACGGTTCGAGCCATCAGAGGATCGCCGGGGTGCCGAGGGCCGTCGCCCAGTTTGCGGTCGCGTACAGGTCGACGCCGGCTCCGCCCTTGATCACGCTCGGGGCCTGGCCGGGGTCTTTCTTCGTGCCGTTGGTGTTGAGGGCGACGGGCTGCTTGACCGGCTTTCCGTCGTTCCCCAGGATCACCCGCTTCTGCCAAACGGGGCCGTTGTATAGCTCCATGAATCCGACATCCCACGGCATCGCCTTCCAAGTGTCGGGCTCGTAGCGGAACTCCCACCGGCTTTCGATGAAGTCGATCGTCCCGGCGTCGTCGTCCCCGTCGAGCTTCGAGATCGACTGCTTTCTCGCGCTCTTGAAATATGCCTTGTAAGTCTTCGCCGCCCCGCCGGCCCAGCTCCCGGAGTTGACCTTCCCGGCATACGCCACGATGTCGGCCTGGAGCGTTGCCTCGCTTTCGTAATACTTCGTGAGCGTCCAGCTCGTCTCCTCGCGTTCCTTCTCCAGACCTTCGAGCGGATCGCCGGCCGCGTTCGTGATCGTGGCCCCGCTGTTGTCGGTGAACGCCGGGACGGTCGTCGTGCCGCCGGACCGCTCCCAGACATCCTCCGGGATGCCGTTTTCCTTCATCACCTTATTTGGCGGCGGAATGTAATAGTTGATCGTCAACAGCCACCGCATACCGTCGTCGGTCTCGGGCGCGAGCTCGAGCTCCAACGCCTTCAGCTCGGGGAACTGAGGGTGCGGTGAGCCCCAGGTTATGCCCATGGTCGCGGTGACGCCGCCGATGATCTCGGCCTCGGTCGTCAGCGGTGAGTCGACGCGGATCGTCCACTTCCGGATCGCCCGCATGGACTCTCCGAACCTGCCCGACACGCTGGTTCCGCGGACCACGCGGTCATATGAAACCCAGGCCATGGCTTACTCCATTGGGAACGCGGGGTCGGCTTCCTGGCCCTCGACGGCGTCGGCGATCCGCTCGAGCACGCCGAGCTGCCGCTCCTGCACGTCGCCGCCCGTGCCTCGCATGATCCGGAACATCTCGGCCACGCCCTCGGACGACCGCGAGTCGACCCCCTTTAGGGCCTGCGGCTCGACGGCGGCCGCGGCGGCCTCGGTGATTCGGTTCGCCGCGCCGGCCCCAGCCTGCGACACGCTCGCGGCCGACGCCTCCGCCTGGGCGACGGCGGCGTCCAGGGCGGTCGTGAGCGGCCCCGCGACCGCCTGGCCGATCGGCTGCGCGGTCTCGGCGAACGCGTTCTGGAACGCGGCGGCCGAGGCTGCGCCGGACTCCACGATCTGGGCGTTTATGTTGCTGGCGAAGGCTTCGGACCCGGCCACGATCTCGTCTATCGACGACGTGTCGAACCGGAGGAACTTGCCGATCTGCTGCGCGATGCTCGCGAGCCCGAGAACGGCCGCGTTGAATGCGCCGATGATGCCGAGGAACAGGGCCTGGGCCGCCGAGAACACGCCGGCCACGATCGACGACACGCGATTCAGGAAGTCCACGACCGAGGCCCACTGGACGCCGACCTCGGAGACGTACTGCCAGACTCCCGAGAGGTTCGTGATCAACCAGTCCCCGATCCCGGCGAGGAACCGCGCCCCCGCGAGGATGCCGTCCCCGATCGCCTGGCCGATGTTGGCCCCGCCGATAGAGCCGACGAACGACGTGAACGTGTCCGCGATCGCCTTGATCGCCGGGGCGAGATACGCCGTCACCTGGCCGATGATGCCTTCGATCGCCTTCCCCGCGAGCGTGAACGCGTTGTTCATCGCGCTAACGTCCTTCCCCTGGGCGTCCGTCAGCGCGAGCCCGAGCCGGTCGGCCTGCTCGACGGCCTGGGCGATGCCCTGGGCTCCGCCCGCGAAGAGCGGGAGAAGCTGGGCCCCGGCCCCGCCGAATAGTTGAACGGCCGCCGCGGACCGCTCGGCCTCCGACGGCAGGGCCGCGATTGCCTGAGCGATCGCCTGGAACCGCTCGGCACTCGACATGCCGCCGAGCTCCTCGAGGGACAGGCCGAGATTCCCAAACCCGGCCGCGGCCTCTTTTGAGCCGTTGGACGCGCGGATGAACGCCACGTCGGCCTTCGTGGCGGCCGCGGCGATCGAGTCCATCCCGACGCCGGCCAGGTCGCCGGCGAGGGACAGGCCGGCGAACTCGCCATACGTCATGCCGAGCCGGGCCGCGAGCTTCGACTGCGAGTCGATCACGTCGGCCTGGGCCTGGCCCATGGAGACCAGGGACCGGACGTAGCCGGTGGCCGAGCTCGCGATCGAGCCGAAGAGCTGGGCCCCCTGGATCGCGACGAGAGAGCGGATGCCGCCGCCCAGCGACGAGACGCTCGTCTGCATCTTCCGCATCGCGGCCGACGCCTGGTTGACGCCGGTCACGAGCCCCGACGCGTTCGCGGTGAAGATCGCCGAGACCTTGCCGATTGCCGCCATGGTTTACTCCTCCGTGTCAGTCCCGGCAGGTCTGCCAACTTCGCCGCGAGCTCCTCGTCCGTGAGGGGCACCTTCGACCGATGCTCGTCGCCTTCCCTATAGGTGATTAGGAACCGCTCCTCGTCGTGCCGATCAAACTTCCCGGTGAGCCCGGCCCGGATGATGCTCGTCATCCTCCCGGCCCGAAGCCAGGGCTGGCCCCACGGCTCGATCAGATAGAACGCCAGCCACCGGACCATCTGCCTCCGCGGGATCTCACGCTTCAGCTTTTCGACATCCGCTATCCCCAGTTCCAGGGCGAGCCGGTGGGCGAACAGTTCCCACGGGTTCGCCCTCAGTCTTTTTTTTCGGTCTCCAGGTCGTCGTCGCTCGGCTCTTTGAGAAGGGGCATGCACCGGAGGGCGATCTCGTCGATCACCTTCGGGTTGCCGTCCGCGAGCGCCGCGAGGGCCTCGTCGGTCTGCGGGACGATCCGCTCGCCGAACTGGTCGCACAGCATGATCTGAACGACCTTCGCCGCCATGGGTTTCCCGGTGCCCTGGTTCCGGTTCGCGTAGAGCCGCCACTCGTCGACATCCGCCGACGACGGGTTTCTGATGAAGACTTTTTTCCCGAGGGACCGGATCTCGATCTCCATCGGCTTCCCGTCGCGGGCCGCCAGGTCGAGCAACTCGTCGAACGTCAGCGTCACTGTAGGACTCCTGTCAGACGGAACACGGCCTCGCCGGTGGACCACTGCCCGGCTCGGCCGGCGTGTTTCCAGGAGACGAGGATCGCCTCGCCCGAGATGTAGTCTCCCGGCGCGTCAAACTCGATCAAGGCCTTTTTCCCGCAGTCGAACACCGAGAACGACGGCGGCCCCCAGAAACGGAGCGAGATCGTCGGCGGCTCGATCGACGTGCAGTCGTAACTTTTCAGAACGCGGGCATCGGCCCCTGTGCCGATGACGGTGCTCGAGACGTGGGTCTTCTCGAAGAGCTGGCCCGCCTGGGCGTCGACATCGTGGTCCGTCAGGTAGCCGATGCCGACGTTTCCGAACAGGACCCGGGTCGGGTATCCCGACGTGCCATGCGACGAGATGTATCCGGGCATGCGTCACCCCTCTTAGGTGATCGTCAGTCCCGCAGCGCTCACCTCGGCCGCGATCAGCTCCTCGAACGTGGCCGAGCCTTCGACGTAGGACGCGGTCTTCCGGGACACGCTGTGACTCGTCACGCGGTAGTTTCCGCTGCCGCCGGTGGTGACGAGCGCGCCCTCGTCGCCCTCGACGATCTCGACGTGATTCGACATGGTCCGGTATGTGATCGTGAACTTCTTCGGATCGGCGGCTGGCTTGATCGGGCCGAGGACCATTACCGCCGTCCCGCCGTGGGCCACGTCGAGCGTCGTCATGTCCATACGTTCCCGCGACGGGGCCGACTGCTCGCGACTGATGTCGATGCACTTGTAGAGGTTCGTCTTGAAAGAAAACGTCGTCCCGTGCGAAGACACGAACGTCGCGGGGTTTGACATCGCGGGGCCTCCTGTGAGCTGGTGCGGTCGATTTTATGGGCGTGGTCGGGTGCCGAATCTCACTCGTGCCAGCGGACCTCGACCGAGAGCTCGACCGTGTAGGTCGGGGTCTCCCGGCCCTCGAGGTAGTCGGGCTGGCCGTCTCGCTCGTCGAGGACCAGGCAGTGATCGACCATCGTCCCGTGGTCCGTGCCGCGGAACCGGTCGATCGCCGCCGTGATCAGGCTCGCCAGGGCCCAGGCCGAGACGTAGTCGTCGGCGTAGACCGCCACGAGGAACCGGGCCGTCGGGGGCACCAGGGCCGGGAGCGGCTCGTCGTCGAGGGCGTCGTCGAGCGTCAGCTCGCGGGTCGTGCCCTCGCGGGCGTAGATCACGAAGGGCGGGGCCTGCGTGCCGGTCATGCCGACCGGCCACGCCGTGCAAGACGTGGCGGCCTCGATCGACTCCTTCAGCCAGACGTGTGGGGTCGGCATGGTGTTCCTATCGTGGGGTGATGCCGGCGGCTATGCCGCGCTTCGACATGCCCGGGTTTGCTCCCGAGGCTCGCTCCGCCGCGGCCTTCTCCAGGGCCTTTGACATCTCGTCCGCGAGCTTCCCGGCCGCCACCGGCCCGAACTCCCGCATGGTCTTTCCGATCATGTCATAGGGCCTCACGCCAGAGGCCGTGCCGAACTGAAGCCAAATCGCCTTCCGGCTTTCGGGCCCGGCCTTGTACCCGAGGACGCCGTAGATGAACGCGTCGAACGCGGCGTTCGTTCCGGTCTGCCCGGTCCGCACGGTGACCGATCGCCGCAGCGCCCCGCTCGACCGCTTCTTCTCGCCCTTCTTCCGCCTCCCGCGTCGCGTGTCGAGCGGCGGCGTGTTCTTTCGCAGGATCGGAACGGCCGGCCGCAGCACTCGCCGCATCGCGGCCTTGAGGTGCTTTCTCGCGATGTGCCGCGGCAGCGTGCGGAACTCCTGCATCAGCGCGCCGATGTGGGCGTTCGCGTCGTAAGAGTTGGGCTCGAACGACGAGTTCCACGAGAGCGAGATCAGGTCGATCATGTCCGCTGCTCCTCGACCGTCAGCTCGAGGTCGTCGCCGCCCGGGGCCTCGACGACCGCGGAGACGTACAGGAGCCGGTCGCCGCGGCTCGGCCACCGAAGCCGCATGTCGCCGGCTACGTCGCCCCTGTACCGCGTGTAGACCGTCGCCGTGATGCCGCCGCCGACCTGGCCGCGGCGGGCCTGTTCGGAGTAGGTCGTGGCCTCGTAGGACCCGAGGATCTTCGCGACGGTCTCCCAGGTCTCGACCGTGCCGCCGGCCACGTTCCGCGAGCGGACGGGCCGCTCGAGGACGAAGACCTCGCGATAGCCGCCGGCCGGTCGCATCACCAGCCCCCGTTCCACGAGGAGGCCGCGAGCAGGGCCTCGAACGCGTGGGGCAACTCGCCGCCGCCCTCGGTGTTTAGGACGC